CGGCCCAACGTGTAAAACGTTCGCCTGTTTCTTTTACAGCTTGGATGTGAGGCACGCCACGTACATCGACTGGGTCAAACAAGTTGGCACGAAAGTCAATCAAAGTCATTTTGAGACTGTCAGCTACCTGTTGTGGTATTTCTGATTTACCAATGCCTGGACCGCCCCAGATCATTGAGTTGATGCCAGCACGCATATTCTGCTTGATTTCTGACATTAAATTGGTGGGTTTGATTGAATGCATAATTAATCCTCCATGGTTTCAATCGGTTCTACATTATTTACTATAAGCTTCTTGCCTTGTGCAATTTGACTAATAAAAGCAAGTTTGGCTAGAAGTTTATAATTCCAATTATCTGAAAATTCAGGTGCTTCAAACTCAATGGTTATCTGCATATCTTCAGAATCTTTATGTGCAAGAGTTGCACGCCATTTAACTAACATTATTTACCTCCTTTAATTAATGTTGGTTTCCAATTAGGGTTGGGTTCTTTGTCCCAAGGTTCAAAAGTTATTTCATCTTCCTCTTTAGGAGTGGTGAACCATACACCGACATGCAGCGGCATGTTTGTATCAGCTTCTGCCGATACTCGGTAAAGTTCACATAGCTCTTGAATTTTTTCTGAAATTTGGTCGAAAGAATTAATACCATTAGAATGATCGGTGTAACCTAAAGAATAACTGGTGTAATCAGGCAATTCATCAATACTGCGTTTGCGTTCGACTTCGTACTCTTCAACCGATATTTGGACGTGAAATTGAAATACATCTGACATGCACACCTCCTGTGTGAAAAATTATTAAGGCAGCCTTAGTATCAGATATGCAGTAGGCCTGCGGCTTCTAACTGCTTAGGGTGCACCTGGCCAGTATGGTCGTCTCCAGCTGCCTTAATAAAAAATATAAAAGCGGGGGATATTGTACATTCAGGGAATCAAACCCTTATGACTATATAATTATACGCTCTAGTCAATCTTTTCTGGCGCAACCCCTATCCCGCGAGGAATTTAAATCATCATTAATACAATGATGCAAATAATTAAGCCTATTAAGGCACGTCTCGTTAGTTCTTCGTGGTTCATGATTCGTCTCTAAAAGCTAAGTCGTAGACTTGTTTAACAAAGTCATAGTCAACTTTCTGGGCATCTTCTTTAAGATCACGCATCGCACAAACAGCAGCGAATAATTGATTCTCAGTTAAATGCGGTTTGTTAGAAGCAACAGTTTCAATATCAGATTGAACATCAAAAATAACATCTTTTAATCTACTCATTTGATTCCTCTGTAATCTACAGTTGTTTTCTTACGTTTGTCGCGTGGATACTCTGTAACCACACGACCATCTTTATACCAAGTTTGTATTCGACCTGGTCTCACTTCTATTGAGTGTACTTTTTTAGCTAGCTCTTCGCTTTTGAGTTCTTCTTTGCGTTTAGCTAACTTTTCGATATCTTCTGGATAAGCCATAACATACTCCTGTTTTTGTTACCACCAAGGACTATACCAAACTACTTTACCTTGATCCAACCAAGCAAGTGCTCGTTCACAAAATTCTTTGTCTGTCTCAAAGTAATACTTGGCACTTTCTTCTTGAGCATCTTGCCCCCAAAAGAATCCATCTTTTGCTTTAGGCAACTGCCCTGAGTGTACCGCTTGTTTAAGATCTATAATATCTTCTCGAGTAAGGTACACATCTGAACAATTAAACTCGCAATCCATGACGCTTTGTGGAGCTTCCATGCCTTTCTTGCTGTAATACAATTGACGCATGTACTCGTTGAGTGATGCGTGTTTACGCCAATCAAACTCTGTAACAGGTTTGTTGTCTTGTTCTTCATCTAGCCAACCGGCTGCCATATCTAAACCCATAAGCACACCTCCATGTGTAAAAATTAGGTGGTTCGTTGTGACATAAGGTGAACCAGACCTATAATGAAGGAGGCATAACTGGAGATCCCCCTCTGTCATAGTAAATAGGTGCTGGGCTTTTCATCCCAGCTTGGTCGTTAAGGAGACACCTTCCATGGTTAACGCTCCACGGACAACGGGCGGTAGAGGAAGAGGAGATATCTAGAACCTCTACCCCATTATTGTTAAGCTACGCTTGCGACATCCATTGCATTGTTTGCTTGGGTAGTCATGACGCGTGCACTGAACTTGGAAGTGTCTACAATTTGTTTGTAGTTCCACTCTGCAAGTCTTTGCAATCTTAACTCGACTTGAGTTTTGACTCTGTCGGCTTTGATTGACACATCTTTAAGACCAAAGTCATTATCAATGGTAGCTAACGCTTGAGACAACATTCTGGCTTTTCTACCGAGCTGAAGCATTTTGTCTTCGCGCTCAATTAACCATTCTGGTATCTCTTTGGTTGGGTCTTGTTCAGCCATTGATTCTTGATACTCAAATACAATGGAACAAAACTCAGCCCATGTTCTGGTAGCCAACTGTAAAAAGTTGATACCAGTTGTTTGTGGGTCAACTTCAAGCAATGGCTTTTGTCCAAGAACGATTTGTTCAACTTGTAAGTTGAAGTATTCACGTTCTTTGGTAGCTTTAGCTTCGTCATCGCCGAAGTGTTGCTCTGTACCATACTTTTCATTGAACACCTTCATGATACCGCCGATCCTACCAATGTTGAATGTTGGGTTGCCCTCAAGATCCAACTGATATTTCTTGTAGAAATAGTCAGGTAGAACAATGTCATCTTGCTGGGCTCTGTTTTCAGAACCTACAGGATCACCGTTAGTATCAGGAATGAACGCTGATTCTGGGGTTGATTGCTCTGGGAGCAACTCTCCGTTTTCACCGTTCGCCATATCGATCTCGACCTCAATATCTGCTGGGTCAAATATATCTGCACCTTTACTCATAATTACCTCCTTGTGGTTTAGAGTGTTGATTTCTATTTGCAATTACTTGCACTACTTCTGAGTTCTTCAACTCAGGTATATACAAATAATTACTCGCTTGTTGACGAATTGACTCGTCAATGTGTTTTTCTTCCATAAATACCTCCATGCTGGAATAAATACATAAACTATAAACAACCGTTACGGTGCGTAGCACCGAAACTTGCCTTAAGCACGCACGCTTACTCGGCTCACTAAAAAGGGGGCCGAAGCCCCCAATGGTTATGCAACTGATGCAGATGCTAAATCAAGCTCAGGCTGTTGTGCCTCAACTTTTTTCTCAGCTGGATAGAAAGTAAATTCTTCCTGTCCAATCTGTTTGATTACCACTGCGCCGTTAGGCTTGAGGTAAGCATACTCAAACAGCTGATCCATAGGCAAAGTCACATTCTGACCTTGCTCATCAGCTTTAGGATTTCTCCTAGTTGCGTTTAAGATAAGGTTACCTTTTTGAGTGATAACCAATGAGTTGCCCTGGCGTGGGCTAGACGTGGTATTAAATGACATAATGTCCTCCTTGGCTTGCGCCGGTTTACCAATTGTTAAACTTAAAAACTGTCTTCGATTCATAACGATCTCCAATTTTTACAAATAATAAACAACCAACCAACGCCGTTAGGCGTCGGTTGTATTAGAATCCCGAGCGTCATCACAAACACAAGGCAAAAGATCATTAAGATCTATGCCCATGTCTTCCCAAGTCTGATCGATTTCAGACTGGGGTGTATGACATGCAGGACAATATTTATGAATACTCATATGTATCTCCTATATAAATTTACAAATAATGAACAACCAGCTAGACGACGTAGGAGTCAGCTGTAACATTTGAACGTAAGAATGCGGGTTTGCGAGCATTTGTTACACTTGTTACAGATGAATTTAGGGTACTGTAACAGCCTGAAACCCGCGTGGTTGTACTGTTTGCTTGGATTATGTTACATGTAACAGATGATTTATGTTCTCGATTAAAGAACAACGGTCGACGGTCGTTATGGTACAACCTCTATCTGGTCTTGCTGTAACGCTGTAACATTTGCATGCATGCACATATGCAAGCTCGCTATTTTACTGGGCTGAAGCACGTTACACTTAATGTGTTACACATGGGCTTTTTACGTGTAACACGTGTAACATTTTCCCAGTGCTCGCACGCACATGATGCACGCACTCCACATCACTTCGTGATGATAGTAGTGGGGTGGGGGCCGAAGCCCCCGGGGGAGAACTATTAATAGTTTTTGATGTTTAATAGTTTTGTTAGCTGTAAGTGTGTTAGCCCGAGTAAAGGCTTAGTTCTTATAGCATATGTTTCAAGCGTGTCTACTAAAAGATCGCAGTCTCTTAGTGCGGTGTAAACGCAGAACCAAAATGGCATCTTCGGTGACTTACGAAGTCTGCGATATTCTCGCGTAAACTTGACCTCCTGTTTGGAGGCCAAGATGTTGCGTAAATCTACTAGAGATTCACGAGGTTTAAGAAATACCATGCGTGGTGCAAGTATGAAGTAAAAGAATAATATGTTCATATTTATCTCCTGTCTGTGACCGCGAGCGCGTACCCGAGGCCGATTGTAGTTAAGCTTAGAATAAGCCATATACCATAGTGTAGGTAACCCCAATAGATAGAGTTACCTGTTTTAATTTCAATAGACATAAGTGTCCATAGAATCATTGATGCAGTGAATAGAAGTAGTGATAGTAGTCTCATAATTATCTCCAGCATTTATATTCTAAACATTGACCGTCGACGTATGGCCCTGTGCAGATGTTACATACTCCAACATCCCCTGACTCTTCAGAAGATGTTGGCTTAGCTCTAGGCATAACGACTGAAGGTTTCCAGTCTTTAGATGTATATCCTTTAGCGAACTCAGTAGATACACGAGCCACGGCTGGGATAGATTTACTTGCTACTTTCTTGGATAGATCTACGACAGATCTTGTAGCTGAACCAGATAGTTGTATAAGTTTATCAAACATGTTGATTACTCCCGATCGATTAAGATCATATGTATATATTCTTTATTGAATACACATAACATAAACAACCGTCGAGCGACAGGGGAGCGAGACTATACAGCCTACCCGGAAATCGAAACAAGGTTCCAGGACGATGAATCGGAAACAAGGTTCCAAAATGAAAAAAGGGAGGCGGGGGGCTGCTGGAGGCGAGGGGGGAGACAATGAATCAGCGATATAGTATAGTATTTTCAAAAAAAATTTCTGAGAAAAAATTTTCAGAAAAAATTTATGACAACTAAAGTTTGCGATCGCTGCAAAAAAGAACTGGATCTTTCTAGATTTGTCCAAGAGAAATTGAAATCTGGAAATGGTACTTACCCACGTAATGTTTGCAAAGCGTGTACCGTCGACCTTCGACAACGGAGATCGAGCGGGGACCCCGAGCGTTTTCTACGGCACATCTTCAACAGTCTAAAAAACAAGCGCAAAGATACTTGCGAATGGGACCTTGTGCCAGAAGATCTTTTTGAATTGTGGCAAGAACAAGAGGGCCGTTGTGCGTTGTCCAATAATATTATGACGTGGAGAAAAGGTGGGGGCTACCATGATTTTAATGCCAGCGTTGACCGAATCCAGCCCGACGGTCCATATACCAAAATGAATTTACAGTTAGTTTGTTATAGAGTAAACATCATGAAACACGTGCTCGATGATCACGAGCTCTATTGGTGGTGCAAGAATATCGTGACAAATAGAGAAGAATACTAATATAATTCCATTTACATGCGTTTATTAGACGAAGACAGACCTACAGAAATAACCGAACAGGATAGAGCGGAGTTTCAATCCCACCTACCTTATGCCGGATTACACTTAAACGAGCTTTCTGTTCAAGAAGAAAGGTTGGTGTTATTTCATTTACGCGGTATGACAAAAGCTGCCGCTGGAAGAGCTGCGGGCTATAGAGATGTAGACCGTGTTTACTCTTTATTTAAAACAGAAAAATTACAAAAAGCTCTGGCCTATTTACGTAATGAAATGCGTGAAGAAGTTAAGTTTGATAAAAACACAGCAACGGGAATGTATTTAGAAGCGCACCGTAAATCGGCGACCGCGACTGAAGAAAAGAATGTTGTCGATTCGTTGTGCAAGCTCCACGGTCTATTTATGCCTGAGAACGCAACGCAAATAAATATTAATGTGGATAAAGTAGAACAGTTGGAAAGATTGTCCGATGCAGAGTTGCTAAGAATTG